AATAATGGCACGGTTTACACATCCCGCTTTTGGAGATACTGGCGGACTCACTACAGTAATTCATTCTTATAGCCCAGTATGGTCTGGAACTGGACTTACATATACCAACAGTCCAACAACTGGATCATATATGAAAATTGGTAACTGGGTTATAGTTCAAATAGATGTTGTATTTACAACTGTTACTAATTTTGGAACAGGTGCATATTCTTTAACACTACCATTTGCATCTAAGTATCATACAGATGTTTATGGTGGATCAGTCCACGATATTACAAATCAAGGTATTGATCATTACAGCCTTAAAGGACACTTAGTACCAGGTAGCACAACGTTTACGGTATGGGATATGGCTAGTGCATCTCAAGATGAAGCTATGAATTATAATACTCCTTTTAATTTAGCACAAGCTGACAGATTCCATATGTCGTTCTCTTATATTTGTGAATAATGTTTCTCAAATAATGATATAATTTGTCTTATGTCAGCACAAGATTGGGCAGGTTTTATTTTAACTGTTTTGTCGATTATAACAGTCGTTGGAATTGGAGTTCGCTGGGTGATTAAAAAATATGTAATTGATATTGTCTCAGAACTAAAGCCTAATTCTGGTTCTTCTATGAAAGATCAAGTAACCAGACTAGAAACAAAAGTTGATATGCTTTTTGAAATGTTTAAAGAACATTTAAATAATAATAAAAATTAATTACTATATATAATATATAAAAGATATTTAACTTATAAAGATATTCTTTTCTTTTATATATATAAGTATACACTCTGGTTTGATAGTTTTTCAAGTTATACCGCTTTTTCTTTATAACTCTTTTATAACAATTAAATAATACTGTCTGGTTTAAAAGTTTTTATACCTTTTGTCCGTTTTTATTATAAATAAATGTTATAATTTATAGTGCTGGCACTCTAGGTTGCTCTCTACCCACCCCCACTGCCCCTAGAGTGTCAGTCTTATTTTTATGGTATAATCAAATATTATGGCAAACTGTGGATGTTCTCCGAATCAAATTGAAAAAGTAGGCGCAAGCCCAGCTCATATACGATGGAACGTTGTACGTGGAGATACTGCAACCCTAAATGTTGATTTTTTAGAAGATGATGAAATAACTGGATTTGATACAGCTGGATGGTCTTACATAGCAACTGTATATGACCCAAATGGCGATGTTTTAGATGATTTAATTGTAGAGTCGGAAGATCATTCTGTAGTTATTACCGCTCCAGCATCATTAACAGAACATTGGGGATCAAATTATAAATCAGTGGTTGCAGAGTTACCATTTGATTTACAAGTTACAATATCTGACGCTGGAGAAGATACAGTTTGGACACCAGTAATTGGAACAATATGTGTCCTTGGTGATGTCAGTCCTGGAGGTAGTTTATAATGCCAGTAGTTAAAGTAACAGCAAAAAAAGACAACCTTCCTCCAGTGGTTAAAGTTGGGAATAAGGTTTTTAAGGTAAAGAACTAGGAAACAGATTCATGGCAAAAAGCATGGACTTTCCTCAGTCAAACAAAAAGAAAAAATATTCTGAAAATATTTTAGATTCTTCTATTGAAAATATTGAATCAACCAATTATGTTTCTATTCCAGGACCTCCAGGGCCTGCAGGACCTCAAGGGCAACAGGGTGAAAAGGGTCAGCAGGGACCAACTGGGGCACGAGGAGAGCCTGGTGTAAAGGGAGACAAGGGCGATAAGGGGGATAAAGGCGATCCAGGCCCACAAGGAGTGAAAGGTTTGCCAGGAAGAGATGGAGAAAGTTTTATTTCCACATCTGGTCAAAAACCTGGATGGGCGTTATATGATAATAAAAATATTTTAGATTATAGGCTTGGCGCAACAAAAGGTGAGGATGGATGGGTTTCTTTTTTTGTAGACGGTAATGGTAAAAATACAAATGAAGACTTTCTACCATTACCAGGAAAATCATTATGGGTTATCGAAGGAAGAAGATTTAACTTTTTATCATTAAACGTTGGGGCAATTATAAAGATTTGTTATAATATAGAATTAACAACATATTCTAATAATACTGAGGTGTGGGCTAGAACAATGATGGATAACTCTGAAACATACCCAACAACGTATGTTGGACTTATGAAGTATCAATATGACTACGATCTTTGTGTAGAACAAACACTATTTATTCATAATCAAAAAATGCAAAAATCTAGAGCAATTCCACAAATTAGGACAGATCACGATTCTACAATGAGAGTAAAATCAATATATATATCAGTGTCTTAATGGTATAATAAAGCAGGAGGAACAATGGCATTTCCAGGAACATATAATTTTAGTTATTACAAGGGTGACACCTTTCAGTTTGTAATTCGTCCAAAAGATTCAGCAGGAAACCCCTTTGATCTTACAGACTATACAGCAGAATTTACCATAGCAAACGTTAGAGGTTCTACAGGAACTCAATACGCTGGAACAGCAACTGTTGACGAAACAAACATGTTGGTCACTTGCACTATAACGCCAGTTGTTGGAGATACGCTGGCAGCTACAACATATGTATATGATGTTGAAGTAACAGATGGAACAAATATTTATACACTGCTTACTGGAACTGTGTCTGTAACAGATCATATCACTGGAGCTGTATAATGCCAGAAGTTTTATTATCAAACGATGACATAACAGTTCTTGGACCTCCAGAAATCTTAGAAGTTCTTGTTGATATCGGTCCAGCAGGAATTCGTGGAAGTCAAGTTTTTGTCGGTATTGGAGACCCAAATGATCCAGATACAGTAATAGGTCAAACTCCAATTATTAATGATCTTTATATAAACACATCCCCTGGAGAAAATTATTCTTATATGTACCAGTACCAAGATCTTCCTGGCGGTCCTTCTTGGGTAGAAAAATTAAAAATAAATCCAACAATATACTCTAACAAGTTTAGTCCAACTTATACTTCTGGAGCAGCATCAATAACTATTCCAATTGCAGATATTGTTACTGTCAGCGGACCAGCTCTTGTAGCAGGAAATTTTAGCATTCAGTGTACAATTAATAATGCTAACCCAGTTGCAGTTTCAGCAGTACCATCTGTTTCTGGAACAGATTTAACAATTTCATTAAAAGCAGCTTCATATAGTGGTAGTTCTTGGTCGTCATTATCTGGAGCAGTAACAACATATATTTTAATTACGATAGTTGAGGTATAAAAATGGCTATTGAAGATATTGGCGAACTAATCAATACAAAGATTCCAGGTTATGCAGATGATGCAGATATTCAAGCTGCATTAAGAATTTATCACTATGGAACAGATGATCCAACAGTAGAAGCAGAAACCAATATTGCTGAAATACCAGCAGATTCTGTTGCTAGAAGATTGCATGATTTAAGACAAGACTTAACTACACTAGATACAGAATTAGATGGAAAAATTGGTGCATCAGCCTTTAATGCAAAGGGAGATTTATTAGTAGGAACTGCAAACGATACCTATCAAGTTCTTACATCTGGCTCTAATGGAAAAACATTAGTTGTCAATGTAGGTACCTCAACAGGATTAGAATGGCAAGATTTTCCTACATCATTTACAAATTTATCAGCAGCTACACTTAATGTTTCAGGAAATGCTGTTTTTCATATTTCAATTGTAAATAAAACTGGAAGCTATACACCAACTGTTGGAGATATTTCTGACGATGGTAAGCTTTTACAATTTTCTTCTAGCTCAGCACATACATTTACTATTCCAACAAACGCAAATAATCCATATCCACTAGGAACACAGATAAGCGTTTTACAAACTGGAATTGGGCAAACCTCTATTATAGGAGCTTCTGGTGTTTCTATTAACTGTACCCCACAGCCTACGGCAAATACTGCAAAGCTAAGAACTCAGTGGTCTTCTGCTACGCTTATTAAACGTGATACTAATGCTTGGGTAGTTATTGGGGATATAAGTGCGGTATCATAATGGCTGCTATATCAAGAATTGTTTCTTTGCCATCCGCTACTCAATATAATCCAACAGATTTTCCACATCCATCTTTTACATATGCAACAGATATTCCATTTTTAACTGCATTTACATGGGGCCAGGTTGCATACGGTGGCACACCAACAAATACAGTTGAATGGTTTCCACCATTTTCTCATAACGATTCTTATCCAGAATATTTTTTTAAAAATAAACAAACTTCTCAATATCGATTTAAGCTATATAGAACATCAGACAATGCTATTATAAAAGATGGATTGTTATCGTTATATGGCAATGTTACAAGCCCAACACAAGAAATAACTACTGATTTAGGATCTGGCTTAGTTGCAGGAACAGAGTACTTGTTAGCAACATATACACTGGCTAATGGAACAACGTCTCAATTATCTAAAGATGTTTTTGGTAATTCATGGGAGTTTAGAGCAATGACAGCCCCACAATCTTCTCCAGCTTTAGAAAATAGTGGATTTAGTTCTAGTGGAAATGCAAAGGACTATCAGGGAAACAGTGTTTCTTTTAACTTATTAACACATACAGCAAATTGGGGTGGCGCATCATCAATCGAGGCCGATCAAGAAAGATACTATGATGTAGATCTTTTAAGATCTAATGGATCTGTTGCATTTTCAGCAATTCTTTATTTAGATAATAATCCAATTGCAGATCAACAACAAGACGATGCAGCATATGTTACAACACCTCCTCCAACAGATGTAAGAGGCAGATGGCCTTCCGCTACAATTGGTTACGCAACTCCTGGAGCAGAACAATATGAGATTTGGGTAAAAGCAAGAACTCTCGCTGGATCTGCTGCCAGAGTTGAACATCCAAATTTTGTTAATACTGGACCAACCCAACTATTTGTAGTATCAAGGCCAAGGGCAACAACGCCTATATTCCCGAATTCTGGACTTGGACTTGGAGGATATACAATAACGATTAACGGATATTATCTAGACGATGTCTCTGATGTAAAAATTGGTGGATTAACGGCACAAATATTAACAGCAAACCAGACGTATAATCAGATACAAATAATAGCACCAGCTAATACAACACCATCTGGGTATAAAAATGTGGTTCTTACTGGACCTGGTGGAACTCAAACATTAGTCGATGCATTCTTCTATACGACCACTGCCCCACCATATTTTGGCCCATTTTTCCCATATTTTGGACCACCAATATATTAAAAATAGGAGTGCCGTAATTAAACAGCACTCCTATTATGTTTATTAAATAAACGTTTTATTGGCTAGGGAATTTATCTAACCATTTATAAATAGCACCCTTGTTATAGGATGACCATGAGCTCCAATCAATACCGCCTTTTGTCATGTGATGTACAATTTCAGCGTTTTTGACTGGGCTAAATAGCTCAGCATTAAGGTCTAAATCAAACTTATCTCGTCTGTCTGGACCTAGAGTGCCAAGCATATTAATCTGAAAGATTCCATATGAAGAGTCTCCAGTTTTGGTGTTTCCATTAAAAGCAAATGGACGACCATTGGATTCAGCTTTAGCAACTGCCCAAGCAGTTCTTAAACCTTTTCCTTTGAACCCTACCGCCTTAAGTAATTCAACCAACTGGCTGTCAGTTAAACTTGTCGCATTTTCATACTTAGTAAGTATTTTTTCATTTTTATCCTCAGAAAGCAGAAAAGCCACCTTTGGGGTGGCAGGTATAACTACTTCCTGTTTTGATAAATCATTACTAGCAGCATGACTTGGTATAGTACCTAAAATAGATACCAAAACAAGAGATGTGCTAATTACCCCTACCAGCATTTTATTATTGTTCAAGTTTTTCCTCCTAAAATGCATATGGCACCTTAACAGTGCCATAGCACTAGTATAACATGTATGTTACTAATGAGTCAAGTTCATAAAGTGATATAATATAAACAGGATTATTGTCTAAAAATATTAGGAGAAAAATGGCAACATATAGAGGTCAAGGATCAGATTCTTTTTCTATAGGATCTCCACCACCAGCTGTATCTTGGACCGTTGTGCGTGGTGATACTGCATCATTTCGGGTATATGTAACAGATAATAACAGAGACCCATTAGTAATTGAAGAATGGGACATCGACATGGATATAAAAAGAAATAATTCCATTATTGTCTCTTTAAATCCAGCTCCAACAGAATTAGATGCAGATGGAGAGTTTACTGTTTCCCTAACAGCAGTACAATCTGAACTTTTACAGACAGGAGATATCTTTGATATCCAGCTATCAGATGCAGAAAGAGTTTGGACTATTGCAAAAGGTAGTATGGTAATTGTTGAAGATGTAACAGATTAATGTTACCCCTTAAATTAAAAGATTTAGATCAAAAAAATATTGCAATATTTGACGATAATAGAGCAGACATTAAATTACAGACTCTTCATTATAGTCATACAGATATAATCAATGTTTTGCCATTTAGAGTTAGATTTTCTTCTATACCGTTTGAACAATACGGCCAAAATAACCCTCCAGGAATTGGCCTTCAGATTATTGGCATAAATAACTATATTCTTTAATATAAAATATGTTATAATTCTTTCATGGCCCGTGTATCTATACCAAATGTAAAAACTAAATTTCAAACAGGTGATCGTCCTACACAGGGTGATTACGAAGATTTAATTGATACCGCTGCTGGTCAGGCAACTGATCTTGGAACTAGCGGAAATAATGAAACTGTAATTACTGGAATTGAAAATCCAACAGTAATTGATAATTTTACAGCAGCAGACTGGAGAATGGTTAAGTATCTTATTGCTATAACTAAAACATCTGCAGGTGATAATAAATTCTACGGAACAGAGTTGACCGTACTCGTAGACGGAACAAATTTAAACGTCGCTGAGTATGGCACGATAGACAATGATGGGAATATTGGCACCATTAGCGTCTCTAAGGTGGGCGGTACAGTAAATATAACTG